CGGTGTGCTTCTAGGTTTGCTCCAACTACATCTTTTTCTAAAATACCTGCGCTTGTACAGGCATTTGAAAATACTTCTTTCATCATTTGTTCGTATTGTCTTGAGTTCATTGTTCAACCTTTTCGCCAATAGACATAATATGTTGTAGTTCAGTTTCTTCAGTTTCGGCATTAGTAGCCGCGATCCAAATATCGTTAGGAATGTAGAATTTTTTGTTATCAACGTCAGTAGCACGAAGTAATATGTCGGCGCCGTTAATACAATACAGCGCGGCTACGTATTTTGTTTTTAAATATGATAGTTCAGCAATAGCGTATTTGGCCGCCTTGATATCTTTTTTTGATAACCCGGATGTTTCGTTAATCAGCTTAACTAATTCTTTACCAGTATCAACAGCTACGTCAATAGACTCAACTTCGGTCATATTGCTCAGCCCTTTAATCACAGCGGCTGTATTAAGTTCCTTCATGTATTCATCGTACGTCATTTTGTTTCCGTTTTTGTTAGTAACTACTTACTGTAACACAGATTAGCAAAAAAGTCAACCTATTTTGGCTTCTTTTTACATTTTTCACCGTGAAAACGGGCATAACCGTTAACAGCTATCATTCGGTCACAGTAGATACAATGTTTTTTAGGTTTAGTTTTGCCCATATTAGCTTTACTACGGGCATCTTTTTCTTCTTGCGTTTGTTTACGACCTTTGAGTTTTGCTCCAATCTTTGCTTTCGTTTTTGCTGATAACGAACCATCAAAGTTAGGATCCTTACTTTTGTGATTGGCTTTTAGATTAGCACGATGTTCATCTGTAATAGGCGGTTTCTTTTTACCTGTGGTGTTTGCGACCAATTTTGCGTGTTGTTCTTTTGTTAGTTTATTACCTGTATTTTTTCTGCGAATTGTTTCTTTTGCTTCCTCTGTATGATTTTTGTTGTACATTGGATTGCCGGCCCCTTTCATTGATTCGCTTTGTAGTTTAGCTCGTTCAGATCTAATACCAGCTAATCTGCGCGAAGAAAAGTGGCGATTACCTTCTTGATTATGATTTACTATACTTCGCATCTCGTATGCCTTGAGAACTTTGAAGTAAGCTCGCTTATCATCTTTGTGTATTTTAGTCAGCAAGTAGTGGGCTAATTCATGTTCTCTATCAGTTAATCGTGTTAAGTTTTCAGCGGCATTGCTATCGCCTTCTAACCAACCAGCAGGACCTTTGCGTGTGCGGATAGCATAGAAAGATTCCGGAACAATATGATGTCGTTCTGTGTACTCGTTGGTTGTTCTTGTTTGTCCATTAATGCAAATATTATTGTACCACTTTTTGTATTTGTTCATACTATTATTTAGTATGTTAGTAAGTTCTACAAAAATAAATGTCAACAAAAAACCCACCAAAGTGGGTTTTTGTTTGTTGCTTGAAGTACAAAACTTCTGTACAAAATTTTTGCTTACGAAAAGCTCAAATTCTGGACAGCGATTTCGCCCACATAATCTGCAGCATTTCCGAAGGAAGATGCAGTATTTGTTAATTCGACGAAGCCATATCTCGTCATAAATGATACGACTGGTTCGAATGTTGATGGATCAAGAACAACACCACTGCTCATCAAAGGAATGTATGGGCAATAGAACGCAGCAGCATCAGCTTCTGATGTGCCTTTGTAACCTACCAATACACTTGCTGTGTCTGAAGCATAGCTGTTTACAAACACACGCATTGCACCGTTCAATGTACCAACAAACTTAGTGTTTGTAGGTGCTTCGAATGTGCCTTCTGTTGTGCGAGCAAAAGCACTAGTTGTTGCTGATTGCAATACTGTCAAACTAGCTGGACTTACTACTGCCCAGTTACCAGCGCCACGACGTGTGCGCTGAGCGATCAAGTTAGCAACACGATTGATCAAAACTGCCAATGCGGCATGTTCGTCACCAACGAATGTAGCTGTACCTGAAACGGTAGCTTGGTTGTATGTGTACTCTGTAGCAGCCAATGTACTCAAGGATAACAAGATCTCTTGATCAATCTCAGCTGTAATCTCTTGTGCAAGAGCAGCCATGATTTCAGCTTCTACGTCGATACCGTGCATAGCTTGAGCATCTTGAGCGGATTCAAATGTCCAACGAGCTTGTAACTTGCGTGTCTTAGCTTCAACAGCTTGTTTCAAGATTTGTACGGAAATTTGCTTACCGCCTGTGCCTTCCATTGTTGCTGTGTTGTTACCAGTGTAACCAGTAGCAGTTGTAGTGCCCTGTGGAACAGTAGAGTAAGCTGTAGCAATAGTGAATGGGCTCAAAGCTTCAGAACCAGCTGCAACTGAAGTAGCGGCTGCGGATTGGTCATTCAAACTTTGTGCATAGCGAACACGTAATGTGTGGATTTGGCCTACTGGACCTGTCATTGGCTGTACGCCTACCAATTCGTTAGCAATAACGGTTGGCATAACACGTCGAATAACTGGCAGAATTACACGGTTAAGTGTAGCTACGTTACCAGAAACTGTAGAACCTGAACTTGCATTCTCACGCAAGTATTTCTTTGTATTTTCGAGGATAACTGACATCGAAGTACGCTTGGATCCGGATAAACCTTCCAAGAGTGCATCTTTAGTTTCAGTCCAACGACCTTCTAATAATTCTTGTGACATTTAAGTCTCCTTATTTTATATCTTGGTTACAGCCCTGCCAAACGCTTTAGATCGATCACGTTGCTGGTATTCTCAGCTAATTGATCTGCATCTGGACTGCGGGCAGATTTATCGCCAGTTGCCGTGGATAATGATTCTACAATCACTTTATGGGCTTTTGCGGAACGATCTTCCAAAACAGCTGGTAGATATTTTTCAAAGGCACCGGCCAATCTCTTGGTCTGTACACTTTCGAGTAAACTACGCATAACTTCTTGCTTTTCCTTGTTCAAAGGACTCAGCAATTCTTCCATGGCGTTTTCACGCTCATTAGAATCTTTAAGCATACGCATTTCACGTTCTTTTGACTCAACCAGAACTTTTGCTTTCTGGGTAAGTTTGATGGCTTCAGCTAGTTTAAGATCTTTTGCAGCAATTGTATCATGCAATTTGCGAACTTCTGCTTTCTCATTTAAATGAGTTGCGCCAAATTCACTTGCGTATGCTTCAAAAATACGACGACCAAAATTGTTCTCGCGAGCAACTTTGATGTCTTCTTGTAACTGACCGAGTTCAGCCTTAAGGTGTGTGCCAACAGAGTTAGAAAGTTTCTTAGCAGATTCAGTAACGAATTTACCTTTTAATGTTTCTAACTGACGGCGAGCTTCGCGCACCAAACGAACTTTAGTCTCTACGACATCTTGTTTGTCTGTTGCAAATTCTTGAATCTCACGTGCAAGTGCATGTACTACAAAGGATTCTAACTTAGCAACTCCTTCTGTGTGCATCTTGCGATCTTTACGCAGTTCGCCAATTTCTTCAGCAAGTTTAGTAACCATAAACGAGTTAAACTTCGTTGCTGATTCTTTCATCTTACCTTGAAACTTAACGCGATCTTCTACAAGTGCTTGCTTTTCAGCTTGTACTTGCTCAAGTTCTGCTTTAAGACCTTCTGTTACCATACGATCCAGGGCTTCCACCATCACTGTCTTATCATGCTCATAGCGGTGTGCAAACTCTTCGCGGAGTTCTGCACGTACTGTTTCGCGGGCTTCATTTAACTTGGATTCCCAAGCCTCAGTAATTTCTGTCTGAGCTTCTTCGCTTAAGAGTTCGCTATCTAGTAACGGTTTAATAGCATCTAGCATATTATTTCCCTCTAATCTTGAGATCATCGATTAGGCGAATTACTTCGCTTTTCAAAAATCTCTGTGCTTTGTTGCTTGAGCCAGGGTCTTTATACATATCCAACAATCTTTGTCCGCCACGCATATTAAGCAGGCCTTCATAAATTGCTTGAGGATAAGCATTTGGAGCACTTGGCTGTGCAACCACATCTACAGTGACGATTTCAAAGTCACTGACATGTCCATTAGCGTCGTTTACATTACCTGATCCACGACTACTAACACCTAGTTTAACACCGTTAGTCAACATAGTTTTCACTAGTTCGCCCATCGGTGTAGGTAGTATCTTTAATGTGCCCATTCCAGCAGGGCCTTCCATCCACATTTTTTCAATCATGTGACTTACACGATCCAAATTAATTTTCAAATCATCTGGGTGATCAACTTCTCCCAGTACAGAATGACCTGTTTTAATTTGTTCGTTAATGGTGTTTACTGCTGTGGCAATTTCACTTACAGGATATACTCGCTCATTGGCGTTACGAACGCCACCTTCGATACAGATGCCCTTTAACTTCAAGGTACCTTTACCGGAACCATCCTGGGCTTCCTCAGACAGAATTTCAAGTCCTGCCTGAGTGAAGCTTAGATGTTCTTTAAGATAAGTGTTACGAGACATATCTAACCATTAACCTTTTGGAAATGGAGTTTTTGTATTAACACCAGCTGCTTGGGCCGTTACTGGCTTTGGTGCTGGGGATAATTTCTTACTGCCAGTTGCGGGTTCGTTTTGGAACTTGTCGCTACTAATGCTACCAGTTGTTGGTGCTGGACGGCCTTTAGCTTCTGCACCAGTTGTTCTAACTGGGCTTGCTACAGCACCTCTAGCGCCACTGTTGTTAGCGTTGATACTTCTTGTGTTTGTGCCTGCTGGTTCTGTTGTTACAGGTTTTGGAGCAGCTGCTAAATTAACATTTTCTGCTAATTCGTCGCTGAATTCCGCTGTATCTGTGTCGTCCATTTCTAAAGCGTCACCGCCGTCGATATCGGATACACTATCACCACTATCGTCACCGCCCATAATGGCTTCAAATTCAGCCATGAGTTCGTCAAGTTTGTCTTCTAAGTCAACTACACGATCTTCAATACTGTCGTCGCCGTCAGCTTCAATGTCGTGTGTTAAATCTTCGCCATCTTCTTCAGCAGCATCGTCAAATTCAACATCGGACTCTTCGTCTTCTTGCATGCCTTCTTCTTCAGCTTCAACGTCGGCTTCTAAACCACGGTCGTCGCCAAAGTTTTCGTCGAGTTCTTCAGCATCATCTTCAGCATCAAGTTCATCAGCGTCAACTTCTTCGGATTCGTCCATTAAGTTTTCATAGATTTCACGGGATTTTTCTACCACGATATCGTGGAATAGTTCTTTGGCTTTCGCCTCTTCGTCATTGATCACAAACTCGATCAATTGTTCAAATTTCGATGTCATATTATCTCCTTCATAGGTTATGGCTCGTATATTACTTACGCCATTATGATAATATTAGTTGGTTTGAGGTGGAAAACTGGGTGTATTTGACTATTCTGTTACAACTAATTATAGTCCAGGTGCAGCCGGAGGAGGTGCGTACTGCTTTTTAACTTTCTTGAGTTTTTCTTTGTATTCAAAACTTCTTACATCTTGCATCTGACGTAGTTTATTAAGCTGGCGTAGAGTCAATCGTGTTTTGCGTAGGTTATTCAGCCGAGGTTGGCTGTTATCCTGACTAAGATCTTGATAGGCTTCTGGGCTACGTTCGTAAATTTCGTTTAGGATCATAATACAATATTTATATTAAATTGTCGGTATCGGTGGGGCACCGGCTGGAGCGCCTGGCACTGATGTAGGTGCTCCTGGCATACTGCCTTCGGGGCCGCCCGGAACGGCGCCAGTTTCTGCTCCGGCTAGTTCTTCGCCAGTGGCAATGTCTGCTTCTAGCCCCGCAGGGGTAACCCCAATTGACCGTAGATCTTGACCTTGTGTGGTGGTTAACTCGGGCTCGTCGCGTTCCTCAGCCCATAGTGTTTCGTTTTCTTGAATTTCTTCTTCGGTTAATCCCAGGTAACGTTTCATCATAAAACGCTTGCTCATGTAAGGCATTTGTTCTAACTGTGTAAACGCCGAGATACGTGTTACGTCTAGCTCGCTTTGACGATAGCTGGCAAAGTTTTGTGGCTCGCACAAGGCTATACTAAACAATCCTGCGTCAATATTAAAGCCTCTCCAGCGCAGGAACATCTTGAATTCGTCGTCTAATTTCTGCATGATTAAGCGTTGTAAACGCATGCAATACTGGTTAAATCGGTATTCTTGAATAAGTGCTGTGCCTACTTTGCCGTCATTCATTGCACGGTCTGAGTCGTCTGGACCTGTGGGCAAGTAGCTACTTGGCACACGTAGACCGCGGGCCATTTTGTTATTAAAGTATTTTAAATCGTCAATTTCGCCTAGGTTTGAACCGCCGGGCAAGGTAGTAACGTCACTGCCGCGACCTTCGCTAGTCACAGGAAAAAAGTAATCTTCGTTGATTGAGTTTTTAACAAATATTCCAGCGTCAATAGCAAATGTGTGATGCGAATGCCATTTTTCTTGTCCGTCAACCGTGATAGTCCCTACATCACGAGATTCCACTGTTTCTATGCTGATAATCTTGTGATTGTATAGGTCAACTGTTTTAACAAATGTTTTCCAATTTTTATATCCAAAGTTAGCCAGCAAACGATCCATTTTACTGTATCCCCACTTGCTGTAATCAATTTTACACTCAAGACCAGCTATTCTAGGGTTAGCTTCTTTGACCAGATTCAGTAATTCGCTGTGTTGATCACACAAGGACAAGGCCTTGCTTTTATTCTTTGTTTGTGTTTTTACAATGTTTACCACGATGCCTAGCATGTCTTGTGTTAGATTTAACGGTTGATTTTTTAAAAATACCCGATTATCTAAATTTTTAAGTAGTTGCTGTTTAAATGCAGGATTGTCTTGAATATATCTGCGTCTGGCGGTGCCGGCGTTTTTCTTGTAACTTGCCGTGGTGTCAGGATCATTTTTACGCATCCACACAGACTTTTTCTGTGCGTTTCTTATGTTATACATGGCCAATAACCGCTGTTGCTCTGTTAAATTATTCCAATTGTCTTTGGCAGTGGCAGAAATTTTTCCTATCATCCGGGCACGATATTCTGGAGTCATATCTTCCCAGAATGTTTTTTTCTGGGCCGCATGATATAAAATATGGTCGGCCTTGTTCATGTAAGCAAGATTGCGTGGATCGTTATTAAATCGGTCGCTGTCTTTGTGATGAATTACTGCCTTGGCTTTACCGATATTTTCTTCAAGATATGTAAACTCTTGGTGTTTTTCAATGTTTCTAAAAAATTCTCCAACCATTCTATGAGTCCATACCCAAGACTTGGTTTTGTGATCCCAAACTTGTTGGTACTCAGACGAGTTGTCTGATATTTTTTTATCTTGTGTGTTGTATGCAATTAAACTGTCCTGGGGTGTAAGATCTTTGGCTTCCACAAACCCTCGGCCTAGTACAGGAATTTTATGTTCAGGGGTACATACGAGTTCCTTGCCGTTGTCCAAGGTGATTTTAATCACGTCGGCGTTGCGTTTGGTGATACCTGCCCAGTCAATTACACCGGGCATGATTTCGCCGGTTACCGGATCGCAACTGTAGATCCAGTTTTCTTTGCCGGCATTGAATTCTGAAATGATCTCAGCAAGTGGTAGTGTGCGGCCGTCAAGTAACGGAATTTGTGTGCTTAGATCTAAACATAACGGGTTATAACTGGCATCCATCATGTTGGCGCCACCACCTGCATTGGTAGGAATACGACGTTGATGCATTTCATTTTTAACACGTTCCACAAACTGCATGGCCATATGGCTAGGCATATTGCCCACGTCAATTTTGAAAATTCTGCGCTCTGGAGCACGTTGAACACGATAGATCAACACAGAGTCTTCCAGCAATTCTTTTTGCTTGTAAACTTTGAATATGTTTTCCAGGATACTTTGTCCAAATGGCCAGAAAAAGTCAAGTCCTTCGTTTAGGCTAAGATGCACCACGTGGCGAGCATCTAAGCAGGTTTCGTTCATGGCCTGTGTAAAACGGCTATTGCCAACACCGCCGTTGCCAGTACCACCACCTGCACCGCCACCGCCGGGTGATGTATAGTTGCTTTGGCCGGAACTGCCGGTAGCACGACTTACATAGTAATCGCTGGTGGTTTTTTGAGCTACGCTCATGTTTTGGAAGTTAGGATTAATGTCACGAATAATATACTGCTCAGGACGTTTGCCTTCGCTTTCGTTGACAATAACACGGGCAACCTTGACCATGTCAACCCACATCATTTCAAATGTTTCTGGGTCACGAACAAATACTTGATCGCCGTACTTGATTGTATTGCGGAATAGTTTGAATATTCTCTGGTCTAGCTTGTTTAGCTTGGTCCATTGTTGTAGTTGTTTTTTAACAATCTCTACTTCGTGATCGGTGGGCTTGTCAGTAAAATTAATATCAAACGGTGTTTGATTGTCGTCGTTGACCTGCGTGGAAAACTCGGCAATAATATCCAAGCAGGCATTTACCTCTGAATCGCAATCCATATTTTCGTATTGATTATAGCGTTCGATACGATTAGGATGGCCGGAATATACTTCTGGCAAGCGACTTGCATAGTTGCGGAAGGCAAAGTCGTTCGGTGTACCGCCGGTTTGGTTATCAAAGCCTGGACCGTTTTGCTTAGGGTAGCCGTTGAGTCCAAATTGATTCTGACCCGAAATTGGGCTAAGTTGGCCGCCTGGGCTAGCGACTTTAAAATACTTGCGCCATCCGCCATTACGACCATTACGCCCGTTTGTTGATTCAGCCATTTAATTGTTCCCTGAGTGCTTTGTTTCTTGCTTTAAGAGTAGCCGATATTTTAGCCGATCTAACCGGATCATACGGACGCCCTAAATTTGCTTGTCTAATTTTTTCGGCGTGTTCTGCTGTTTTCGGTTTACGATAGTTAGCTTTATGTTCTTCGGTGCGAACTTTTCCTTTATTACCGTTGCTTATCTTGCGCTTTGCATCTTCTGAATGCGTCCATCCTGTGTGACAAGCCCATTGATTGATCTTAATATTATCTAAAATTCCGCCATCTAATTTACGTCCGTATTCGGTAATTAGTTTGCCTTCTAATTGTTTTGCTTCTTCGTTTGTAAGTCCATCTTTAATAATGATTCTACGCTCTATTGGCGGTAAATCTGTTTTAGTATGCTCTACATGGATGCGACGACCACATCCTTTTCCTATATAGTAAGGAGTTCCTGATTCTGTAATATATTGATATACGTAAAATGCCATGGTAGTATATTTAGTGTGACCTAGCTAGCATACTGCATTATTTTTGTGCTTACCGATAGTTGACTCTTCATTACCGAAACCATTTCTTCTAGCTTCTCTAACTGTGCGGCCATAATACCCGAATTGTCACTGCCCATGCCCATGCTTTGTGCCGCTGGGCTGTTTAGTGGAACAATTGCTTCAGTACCGTGCATGGTTAGATTAGGTTGATATCCACTAGTAGGGCCGCTTAAAATTGCACCATTGGCAGCAGATACTGCGGCGTGAAAGTGCCCTCCGGTGGCCTTAGCACTGGCATTATTATATTCGTCTTGCACGTACGATGCCCCGAGCCCTTTAAGAATGCTAGCTATCTGTGCTCCTTCTTCTTTAGATGGTTTTTTTCCTAAAGCAAAATCTAATGCTAGTCCTTTTGTGTGTTCGCTAGACGGCGAATTTTCTTGATGGTACTTGTCGTTAAATCCTGAAAAATATGCAAATCCTGGAATACTTTCTTGAATTTTTTTGGCCAACTCGATTAGTGTCGGACTAATACCGTTGTCTTGTCCTTGGACATCACCTTCTTTAATTTTAAGGCCCATATTCTTTAAATCAGATTGAGTTGTAGGCTCGAGCTTTCCGGAAGTGCCGGCTGGTGCCGACCCTTTAGGCGAGACCGGCGCAGGTGGGCCAGCTTGTGGACTTCCGGAAGTGCCGGCTGGTGCCGACCCTTTAGGCGAGACAACACCCGGACGACCTTGTTTTTGTAAATATTCCGACTCGGTTTCAACACGCTGACTTTGTAGGAGACTTTTGCCTTTATTACTTACTAATCCTACTGCTTTCTCTAGCCCACGTGCAATACCACTTTCAAGTTTTTCACTAGCTGTCATCTGTTTCCAGTTTGCGGTATCTTGCTCTTGTGTATCTACATCCTCACGGCCGAGCTCTTTGTTAACCCACTTAACCATTTTCATCATGTTATCAGTCATTAACTCAATTGCTTTAGCAGCTGCGGGCATTAGTTTAATGGCCATTTTACTAAATTCAACATTCATCCTTTCAAGATTTTTCTGAGCAGCGACTGTGGAGTTTGTTAGGTCATCAGTTTTATCAATTTGAGCATCTTGAGTTTTTTTAGCTTTTTCCCAGGCGCCTTTTTGCATTGCATTGCCAAAATCTGCCATCTGAGCTGTATCAATGTAAGTGTTTGAGGTTGCACCTATTTGGCTGGCAATTTGCAATTGTGCTTGTTTATTTCTTTGGTAGGCATCGTTTAATTCTTGCTGTGCTTGATCTTGATCTATCGATCCTGATTTTAATCGGTTAATGATGTCTAATGCAGCACCACCGGTGCTATTAAGCAGTTTTTGTGAAGCTTCGGTGTTGGCAACGCCCGAGGATAAATCTCTCACCCCTTGACCGATTTCTGCGCCAAATGATGACATGCGGGTCTGCAGAGTCATCATGCCTTGAGCACCCTTGATTTGTTCTTCGTTGCCGCTTTGCATTGCCAATTCATAATTAGCGCGGAATTTACTTTCGCTTAATGCAGCATCTTGTTGTTTTTGTATTGCTTCGCGACTTAAGCCTGTTACTTTGCTTAACTGATCTAATTCTATTGCATATTGTTTAGATCCAGCAGTTAGTTGCTCGGTAGACATCGACTGTGATCTACCAAGTCTTGTTTGTTGTGTTATAAATGCGCCGGCTGTGGATGCAATATCTTCTGCGCCCATACCTAGTTTACGTAAGCTAAGGTCTTGCCCTTGTGTTAATGCGCCAACTGCCTTGCTAAAATCTTCAGCCCCTTCGCCGGCCATACCACGGAACCGTGCTAGTGCTACGGAGTTTTGCCCGACAACTTTTTGAAACTGCTGTAAATTTAAACCTGCTGTGGTAAACTGACGAGACAGGCCTGTCATACCATCGGCAACAAGAGCTCCTGTTGCCGACATGGCATTGAATGTTTTAGCAGTAGCGTCAAGTTGTTCGACTACTATTTTGGCACCTTCGGCAAGAGCTTTAGTTGCCGCTGATATTGCTTCGCCAAATATAGGAACTGTTTTTGCCAGTCCACTAATAGCATTTGCAGCAACATCAACTACTGAATTCATGCTCTTAAGGCTAGTATCCCCTTTGGCTACGCTAGAAGCTAGGCCGCCTAACCCTTTGGCCAATTGTCCGGGTACTGTTTTAAGTTCTTTATTAAACGCACCTAGTCCAACATTGGCATTTTTGGTAGCGGCGTCAAGGCCCTGGAAGGAATTTCGCAGTTCATCTGCTATTCGTTGTAGTTCTTGATTTTCGTCAGCCATGCTTTGTTATCCGATAAGTATTGTTATATTTATGGTGGACAAAAATGACCCAAACTAACAACCCTTTACGTCGATATTTTCGACAACCGGCAATTCATGTGCGCTTGCCCAGTGGCGGAAAATACTACCCTGCAGGCACGTTGGACATGCCGCCCAACGGTGAAATACCAATTTTACCAATGACTGCCATTGACGAAATTACTAGCAGAACGCCAGATGCCTTGTTTAACGGGTCGGCTGTTATGGATATTATGGCTAGCTGTGCTCCGGCAATTAAAGATCCGTGGCAAATGCCCATGATTGACTTTAATACGTTACTGGTTTCTATTAGACTAGCTAGTTATGGTCACGAAATGGAAATTAGTAGTACCTGCCCAAAATGTGGCCATAATCATGCATTAACTATAGATCTAAGAACTGTGCTCGACACTCTTAGAAGTCCTGATTATAACGAGTCTGTTAGTGCCGGGGACTTGACATGTTATTTTGCACCAATGACATATCGCCAGGTTAACGAAGTTAGTAGAACTAACTTCGAAGATCAAAAAATTATGCAGGCGTTGAGTAACTCTGAGCTAACCGAAGAAGAAAAACTAAAGGAATTAGGCAATGCTTTTAGAAAAATAACCGAACTTACTATTAAGTCCATATCGGAGTCAATTGCAACAATCAAAACCATGGATGCTATTGTAAACGACAAGCCCAACATTTTAGAGTTTTTACAAAATTGTCCAAAACATGTTTTTGATCAGATCCGTGATCACACTGTTAAACTTCGAGAAGCAACCGACATAACCCCTATTAGTGTAACCTGTGAAGAATGTTCCGAAGAGTATAAACAGTTGTTTACACTAGATATGTCCAATTTTTTCGGGAACGCCTCCTAGTACTAGACTCCGATAGCATCTCCAATATGGTCGATGCTATGGAAAAAGAAACACGCAACATTCGGCTTGATGTTTTAAAAATGTGTTGGTATATGAGAGGCGGCGTAACATACGAAGAAGCCATGCAGATGAGCCAAGTCGAGCGTACTATTATCAACGACATTGTCAAAGACAACTACGAAACAACTAAAAAATCAGGACTACCGCACTTTTAATGTTAAATTTAGAAACCGTTAAACACGATATAGAGCAGTGGATTATCAATTTTGTAGAGGTTCCTAACCCTGCACTTGGCAATTGGCCACCGTGCCCGTATGCACGTAAAGCTCGACTAGATCAAGACTTTAGTGTAAGAATCGGCACTGATCCCAAAACCGATCTCAAGGAAATTGCCTGGCAAGGAGTAGGAGGCAAAAGTGTTGTGGTTATTGCCTATGATCCTGCACTATGGCCGCATGAACAGTTTAGCAAAATTCTTGAGCAGGCTAACATTGATTTTTTGCTGCCAGCCGATATTATTGTATTAGAGGATCATCCCGGTGATCCAGAAATTGTCAATGGTGTTTGCATGAATCAAGGTACCTATGCTCTAGCGTTAGTACAGAGCCTGGGCGACTTAGACAAAAAAGCAAAGGCAATGGCGCGACAGGGGTTTTATAATGCGTGGCCTGAAGAATACCTAACTATGTTGTTCCAGCATCGCAAGGACCCTAGACAGTGACTTATCAATTTGCCAGAATCAATTTAACAGAAAATAACGATCAAGCATCGTTGTCCTGGGCATACCTGCAGGATCCTGACATACCTTTATTAAAAGACATTTACAGAACCTACTGTATATACAAACACTTTGCCAGCGTCATGCCCCTGTTTGATAGCCAATTTACTGACCCTGATACCGATGTACTTGGCTACTATGACGCTGACAAGTTAGTAGCGTTTAGCCTGATCAAACGCTACGACAATGAAAATGCGTTGTGCGCTCAGTTTGCTTGGACTTATCATAATCCAAAGACTAGACTGGGCATACGAAGTTTACAAACCGAATGTGCTATCTACCGTGAAAGAGGATTTAAGTATTTGTACTTGGATCAAGCACACTTATACAAACAAGGCATCACGGGCTTTGAACTACTAGGACCACTATAATGGACATTTATCACATTTGGGCAAACAAAGAAGGCGACATCTCTGATTTAGACTTTGTAAACGGAATGCGTGGATTCTTACAACATCTTCAAAACGAAGGCAAAATGGAATCGTTTAGAATTACTCGTTGTAAAATGGGTTTCAGAAGTATAGCAGATATGCCTGAATGGCACATCATGATGGAATTTAAAGATATGGGTCAAATGGACGATGCATTTAAGCGTGTTGCTCCATTAGAAGGCGAACTTGAACAGAAACACAAGTCATTTAATCAGTTTGTTAGTGGAGACATCCAGCATGCATTGTTTAGAGATTGGCCTGATACAAATTTATGAATAATATTGTCTGTGTAACTAGTCCAGTGAGTCTAGGATGCACGTTCGTGGACTGGAGTGTGCATTTTTTATCAGGAAAAAATAAATTTTATTCTGTTAAAAATTCAGACTGGATTGCACTTTCTTCTAATCCTGTTTTAAAAATAAATGCTCATGGCCACAAAAAAAATCATCCTTCCGGTCATGACCGTTCGCAACAATATATTAATCAGTTAGCAAACGTTTCTAACTCTGAACTATTGTCACTATACCCATCCCCGATACACGCAGATCTTGCTAGCAAAGCATTAAATATTACCGGTAGTCTCAACAGTGAAAAACACAAACAAATACAACTGTATCAGAAAAACGATTATGCAAAACTAATTAATTCGGTTATCGAGTCTGATATAAAAGTTGTGTACATATCCATGAACCGGCATAATATATTGTACACTTGCCAAAATCGGTCTCTGGGTAGACTATACTTTGAAGAGAAACGACCTGACTCTATGTCTGAATTATTAAACCATATAGACCAGTTGTTTTTTGCTGATAGCATCGATCAGTGGACCCGTGCTGGATTAACTAACACGTGGGATCTAAGAGAAAGATTGGCACTATGTACTAGACCATTTGATACTACTAGAATTATGGAGGATCTAGAAATCAATCGATCTAGACAATACTGTCTAATAGATGCTCAGTCACTGTGGTACAACGGTACCCATGTTATGAAAAAAATAATGGACTTTTTAAACCTTGCTATCAACGAAACAGCGTGGACTCAATGGGTAGACATATATTATACATGGCAACAGCTACAATTGAAAATACTAAACTTTGATCTGGAATTTGAACACATAATGAATTCCATTGTTAACAACTGGTATTACGAAATAGGAAGTTTGACGTTTGAACAAGAAGTTATTATACAACACTGTTTAATTTATCAACATGGGTTAAATTTAAGGACGTGGCAGTTAGAAAAGTTTCCATCTAATACACAAGATTTACATAAACTCTTAGAACCAAATATACATACGGTTCCTGCTATCTACTAAAAGATTAGCTAACGCTAATCTGTTTCTTTCGCTCTAGCTCAGAAACAATTTTTTTAGTAGATCTTTTACTGCATTATCTAGATTACGCGGTCACAATTCACCGTATGCACGGTGAACTGACTCTACATTATCTGAGTGTAGCTGTCATTTATTATAAAGAGATTGTATTTACATACGCAGAGGCGGTTGACCGGTACCCCTTACTCTAGCTTCACAAATCAACGGAACCCTAGTAACCCAATAATAAATCCAAGTCCTACGAGCATGAGTTGTATCTTTTTCACAGAGCTCAAACCATTTGTTGCCTTAAGTTAGCAATTGCCTTTGACACACAAGATCATCCGGACCGGGTATCTCACCGTTCCTCCTTGCGAGTCGAGCTACCTCGACCAAACAGAGTCAAAATAATGTTTGTTAAATGTAGTTGAGATTTTTAAGTTGTTGTTGACAAAAGTCTGCGTAAAGTTTGTGTTGTATAGGACCAGGGTGTTGGTTGTCTGTTCCTGTATCTGCGTAGGTGTAAGGTTCGTGGACATAGATAAAAAAATTCTTTTGTATTGCAAAGACTAATATTAAGAAGATGTGATGAATGAATATTAAACATTAAAAGTTTGGCTTTTGTTTTTTTACAAAAGTTTACTACTTCAAAAATTCTTTGAACTGATGTAAAAAAATTGGTCTTATGTACAAGTAATTTTTCAAGCAAGGACTTGGGTAAATCAGTATTGAGCTTGTGGTTATTAGGAATATTAGGAAGTAAATGGCTCACAGATTTTGTATCTTCGTCCCAGAAAGTCAACCTATTCTCACTTGTTAATCCCCAAACAACTATGTCGTTTTCTTGTATGTCGGATCTTAGAATTTGATCTGCTGCCCAGGATATGGATGAGCCGGGAGTTGCCAACGTGCTAATTGGTAAATTTAACTTTTGACTCAACAAATATCCATAGGTTTGTTTTTTTTCTACTCCAACACCGGCGGTAGTACTGCATCCAACCACCCATAATTGACTGTTGGATGATTTACGAAGATCCAACAACTTCAAGTAATCTTCCGGCTTGCACAAAGAAAAATTTAAACCAATTACATTGTTTTTAATTTTGTTAACTGCATGAAGATAAAATTCTGTAAGAGCCTGCATGCAATTGGTGAAATTTTCAAGGTCTATGTTCTTTTGGTCACTCCACTGTTGTGGCGGACAATAATAGATTAGGTCGGCAGTTAGCAACACCTCATATAATATTTTAGGGTCTTTTGGCAAATCGGCCAAAGAAGTATAAGCGGTGTATTCACTGATTGCTGTTTGAAATTTTTTGTAATTGGTGCTGTCGATGAGCACGGCCGCACCGTCAAGCTGTTTGGCAGCAATGGCAAGAGACTCGTCGCAATCACCCACAAATAAAGTAATTTTTTTCATATCTTATTTTTAATGTGACTACCGTGTATACGGCAAACTATCTGTCCGTTGTACCAGTCGTCGCTTTCTAATACTTTTCTTGAGAACTGTTCTCTGGCCTCAACATAGGTACATTCTGCTTTACTACCACAATAGAATAATATTTCTCTTGTAAAATTATCCTCTCCCAACAACTCGATGTCTTTATTAAGTTCATCAGAACTAGACCAATAAGTTTGCCAATCTGAATCTACTTTTGATTTGATTTTCTTGCGTTTCTTGTTGCCGTTTTTTAATTTTACTACCTTGTACGTTGTTTTACTAAATTTTGCTAATTTTTTTCCAATGTATTTCCTGCCTGACTGTTTATTTGTGATTAGATAAACGAATCCGACACAATCTTCGGGTAGTTCTTGAATTTGAGTGTTTTCGTGCAACCATACCATGGACTAGTAGTTATCATTTCACCACTCAGTTGCATATTTTTCATTAACCCCGGAGGCTGCACACTTTGTTTGGCATTCTTGCCACTTAAAAGTTCTAAATTTTGTGTCCCAAAAATCATCAGTTACTGCATCTGATAATGTTCGGGTATGTAAGTTAAACTGTTCTGCCAACTCTTGCCATTCTGTATTATGGGTGTATCGATTAGCCACCCAACAACATGGAAACAATCGACCACGTGCATCTATATACAACCCTTTATTACCAATTTCACACAACGGTTTAACATTGTTAATTTCTTTTACTGTTTTATACAGTTCTATATTCTTTACATTTTGTGAAGTAAGTCCACGTGAGCTTAACAGTATAACATCTCTTTCAAATCTATGCGAGCCGCTTACTAACTGACTACTTGGTTCAAGTTCGTCATTATTACCGTAGCTGGGATAAATGCTACCAAACTTGGTACTCTTAGTAAATTGTACAGCATCAAAGCCGCAGCTTTCTGCTATGCTTGCAATTTTATTAAGATTATGTTCGTTAAACTTAAACGCAATTGCGGCCCAAATAAGTCGACAGGCACTAGCAGATCTTAAATTAACCACACCCTCGAGTATGCTATTAAAGTCGCTATTAACACGATACAAGTTATTAGATTCATTATCCCACCCATCAATACTAAAATGCACAGTATCTTGCGAAGTTAGAACACTCCCTAGTCCTTGCCACCATTCTGGTTTCCTATAACTGCCGTTGGTAATAATAACAATCTCAACAGGTTTAATCTTTTTAATATATTCTATTACAGGTATAAGATCGTGTGCATATATAGGATCACCGTCGTCACCACAAAAAGTAATCTTCTCTACACTATCTAAAACAAATTGTTCTGTAAAGTTACGTTTAAAGAATTCTAAGTCTAATTCAGTGTTAATTAATGTGTCCGGAACTTCTTGACGAGCGCATCGAGGACAACGCAAAGTACACTTACTACTGACTTCTATGTGAAAATGCCAGGTTGCTAAGGTCACGATATTTCGACATCCGTGTTGTAACTTGTAAATCCACCTTCTTTAACAACTTTAAGGATGTTTTCTACCCGACCAGCAAGTTCATCTCTGTGACTTACTAGCCAAATACTCTTGTGTCGTTCACGACTCATGTGCTTTAGTAATGCCAGGGCATTTTCTACACCTTGTGTGTCTAAGCCATTGTCAATCATTTCGTCTATAAACAACAGATTGATAGGCTGATATAAACTCTCAAACACATCACGGAATGCCCAGCTCATACTTAGGATTAAACGATTGCGTTCACCTCTACTCAAGTTATCAAAGTCTAACTCACGTCCGAGCTCTTCGATGCTGACAGTTAAGTCGTTTTGGAATACCACTGTGTGCGGCAAGCCCACACGATCTAAGTAATGTGTGAGTCTAGCATTTAGATAGCTAAGATTTTGTTCAATAATCTTTTTACGGATAAACGAATCTTTGCTGGTGAGTAATTTGAGTAAAAACTCTTGATGTTCTTGTAAGCGAGTAAGTTCATTAAGTGCGTCATATGTTACCTCCTGTAAGGCTTGTTGTTGCATTTCTTCAATCTGTTCTGCATACGGATCTGTTTCTACTTGTTTTGCGGCAATTTGTTTTTCTAAGTTAGCCAATGTAGCTTGATGTTGAATAGCATCCGACTCCTTATCGTAGAACATTTTGGGTGCTTTACCTAACGGGCCCAGGCTGTCGTGGGCAGTCTGTAATTCTGATAAGAGGGTGCTATACGTTGTGCAGCTCTCTCTAGCCGCATCCAAATCACTCTGTTTCGTTTCCATAACTTGTTGGTGCTTACTATCGTGGAAGGGCTGACCACACGTATGACATTCATGGTTAGCGAGCGTTTCAATTTCTTTTGATATTTTGGCTGCCAGCTTTTCCTCCCGACCGATATCCAGTTTGACTCGCGAGATCTGAACTGATAGTTCGTTGATATCCTTGCGCTTTTGATCCCATGCCTTGTGATCTTTGTGCGCTTGGATCTCACTTTCAATCTGTATATTCTGTAACGCCGCAAGGGCTTTCTCAAGTTCCTGGATATCTTCGCCATGTTTAGTGACCCATAATGTTTGCCTACGTTTTAACGATTCGATTTGTTCTTCGATACGTTTGTTGGCTTCCTGAACAGCACGAATACGAAATTCTTCTTGGGTTATTCCATCTTTGGTTTGTTTATTAAGTTCTTTAATACGGTCAGAGCGTTCTGACAGCAAGGTAATGCCCAGTAACTGCTCAATGATTGTACGTTGATCGTTGGCTTTTAAACTCAAAAATGGTTCTGTATAGGTATTAAGTGCTAGAATATGTTTGAACATATCATGGCTAAGTCCCAGTGTTTGTTCAATAGAATCTTGTGTTTCTCTGCTATCACCTTGTGCTTCGTCTGTAATAACTTGTTCTTGATTGTTTACAAAAAATTTAAGTAAGTTAGGTTTGCGCCCACGTTCAATTTTGTAATCCTTGCCACCTACACTAAAATCTAAACTAACTAACATGTTCTTATTATTGGTTTTGTTTACGAGATTATCTTTGCGGATATTGCTGAGTGCTTGCCCGTATAGACTGTAGCTAAGAGCATTGATAATTGTGGTTTTACCTGTGCCGTTTCTTGATCCGTCACCACCTAGATCTAAGTTCTCGCCCAAGACCAAAGTCAAGTCCTTGCGGTCAAAGTCAATGGCCTGAGTGGCGTTGCCCACACTCATGAAATTTTTAACGGTAAGATTTTTTATGCTTATCAACTATAATTCCTCATTAAATTTTCTTTCCACGGGAGCATTCTTAGATTTTCTAAAGACGCTGCTTGTTCTGCTGTTAGTCCTTTATTAAAACATTCTTTAATAGGAGTAACATGATCTAACTGATATCCGCCCTCTACACCACATCGTGTCCGAGGATATCCGTTAGGATTTATTGTGTTAATATTCTCTAAATAAATCTTATGACTTAAATTATGCACAAGCTGAGCATAGCGTGTGTATTTGGGTGTAGTATCTTTAACACGATAAGGGCGACTACCTCTACCTTTTGGAGCAGGATTGTTTACCGTGGTAGAACATGACTTACAACAAAACTTTTTAATCATAGCTGGTTTGACTGTAAACTCTTTTAAACACTTTTCGTTTAAGCAAACTCTTACTTCATTTCTAATTTTATTAACATTTGGTTTACCTTGTTTAGCACCTTTAGTTAACCTTACTCCTA